CACTCGCTAGAGTCTTGGGGCTACCGCCTTAAGTGTCTCAAGGGTGACTACGGTGTCAATGCAGATTGGGAAACGTACTCGAAAGAGATGCTTCAATACTGCGTCCAAGATGTACTAGTCAACGTAAAGCTATACGACAAGATCATCTCTAAAAACTATAGCCAAGACGCTATGGATTTAGAGCATGACATTCACCGTATCTGCCTAGAGCAGCAGACCTTTGGGTTTCCCTTTGACGAAGAAAAGGCAGCAGCACTTTACGCCAAGCTGTCGGGTCGCAGGGATGAACTTAAACAGCTTATGGTGGATACGTTCGAGCCTAACATTATTGAACTGAAGACCAAAACTAAGACCCTACCCTTTAACCCTACCTCACGTCAGCAGATTGCCGACAGACTTCAAAGACGCGGTTGGAAGCCCAAAGCTTTTACTGAGTCAGGACAGGTCATTGTCAATGAGACTACCTTAAAAGAGATTGAAGGTTCTATTCCTGAAGCGTCTTTGCTTTTGGAGTACCTAATGCTCGTTAAACGTGTCGGTCAGTTAGCGGAAGGTAAGAATGGTTGGCTCAAGCTATCTAAGAACGGACGTATCCACTACTCCACTAACACACTAGGAGCAATCACAGGACGTGCTACAGCCAGTAGACCTAATGTGCAGCAAGTGCCTAGTGACAGAGCAGAGTACGGCAAAGAGTGCCGAGAGTTATTCTACGCACCTAAAGGTTGGGAGCTATGTGGCTCCGACCAATCGGGCATCGAATTGAGATGTTTAGCCAGCTACATGGCGAAGTGGGACAAGGGGGAGTACGCCAAAATCATTCTTGATGGGGATATTCACACCACCAACATGGAAGCCTTGGGATTAACTGACAGGTCGATTGCAAAAACATGGGCGTATGGATTTTTGTACGGGGCAGGTGTTGAGAAGCTAGGCAACATAGTTGGCAAAGGTAAGAAGGAAGGTAGTCGCCTAAAGGCTAAGTTCTTAGAAGCTTTACCTGCCTTAAAGAACCTCCAAGATGACGTAAAGAAACAAGCTGAGTTAGGCAGTGTTAAGGGATTGGATGGTCGAAAGATTCCTGTACGCCACCAACACGCCTCCTTAAATACTTTATTGCAATCATGTGGCGCAATTCTCGCAAAGAGATGGGTCGTTACCTTCCACCAGCTATGCAAGGAGCAGGGCTATACCCACGGTGTCGAGTTCCAGCAATGTGCTTGGGTACACGATGAAATTCAAATCTTAGTTAAAGAAGGTACAGGTGACGTGTTCGGAAAGCTTGCTCAAAAAGCTATGCGTCTTACAGGTGACTATTACAAATTCGGAGTTCGACTAGATGCGGAATACAACATTGGAAGATCGTGGGCAGATACCCACTAATAAGAACTGTGTGTACGAATATGGGCAGTGGTGGTATGTAGGTAAAACTACAGTGGGGAGACAAACCGTTCTGTCACACAACGCTAAGAACCATAAGCGTATGTTTGTGGATAATAAGTACATCCCCCAATCTCACCCCTTATGGAAGTCAGGGCGGTACAAGTCATTCAATGACGCTGCCTTTAGTTCACTAAAAAACTACCCAAAATCTACAATCGGATGTGTCTACGTCATTAAGAATCCAGCATGGCCCGAATGGGTCAAGGTAGGTAAAGCTGTGGATGCTGAAGACCGCCTTAGTAGCTACCAAACCAGTGACCCGTACAGGTCATACATCCTCCACCACCACATTGACGTACCTAATCGGCATGACACAGAAACTAAGGTTCACCAAGAACTAGAACTTGTCTGTGACGATAGAAAAAATGAGTGGTTCAAAATTAACTTAGACGGGGCAGTCAATGTCCTTAACAAACACTAGAAGGGAATAACCCAATGGAAACAGGAAACCTATCGCTAATCATAACCTTTAACAGTGATTGCACGTCAGTGAAGTTTAAAGGTGAATGTGATGGTGAACCCACGATGGAACACAGTGCCTACGGTGCAGCCGTCTATGCCGCAGTGCAGGACATTGTAAATGAGGAAGAAATACTCATGCACTACTTGGAACTTGCCACCACTTTGTACGGTGAAGAAGATGATGAGGAAGTGCCTGAGAAAAAGCAGTTTGAACTTAAATTAGTCCACTAAATTGGAGAGTCCAGATGTCCCGTACCACCTTACTATTAGACGGTGATCTAATTGCGTACCGTATAGCCGCAGCACTCGAAAAACCTACCCACTGGGGTGACGGCCTGTGGACTCTCCATTGTCACGAAGATGACGTTAACAAAGGCTTTGTATCTAAGGTCGAGCAAATAAAAGCAGAGACAGGCTTAAAGGAAGTGGTAGTGGCTATCTCTAGCCCAACCAACTATCGCAAAGACATTAACCCTGAGTATAAAGCTAACCGTAAGACTACTCGCAGACCTTTGTGTCTCTACACGCTTCTTGACTTCGTTAAGGAGCAGTACAACCACGTCATCTTAGACAACATTGAAGCTGATGATGTCATGGGAATCTTAGCAACCCAAGACCCTGACAAGTACCTCATTGTCTCCGATGATAAAGACATGCTGACCATACCCAATGCACGTATCTGGAAAGATGGTGAAGTTGTCCACATCTCTGAAGAAGAAGCTTACGAACACTTCATTACCCAAGCACTCAAAGGCGACCCAACAGATGGTTACTACGGTGTTAAAGGTGTGGGTGAAGTGACAGCACGTAAGCTAATTGATAAGCACCGAGGCACCCCTGAGAGTCTTTGGGAAGGTGTACTAAAAGCTTACAAAGGTGACGAAGCAGAAGCACTACTGAACGCACGTATGGCCCGAATACTCACAGCAGAGCTTTGGGACAATGCCCCTATTTTGTGGCAACCACCTATCAATAAGGAACCATCCAAATGAAGAAACGCATTGAGCCTACTGTTGACCTTATAAACACACCACCTCATTACACTACCGCATCTATAGAGCCTATTGATTACATACGCGCACATGAGATGAGCTTTTGCGAGGGCAACGTCATTAAGTATTTAACTAGACACAACCATAAAGACACACCGATGCAAGACCTACTGAAGTGCCGCTATTACATCAATAAATTAATTCAAGACTTAGAACAGGAATATCGCCAAGCATGAACAACTACTTCCCCACTGACTACCAAGCTTTCATCCACACCAGCCGCTACGCCAAGTGGCTTGATTCAGAAAATAGGCGAGAAAATTGGGGCGAGACTGTAGACCGATACGTGTCTAATTTAGTGCTACCTAAAATCAAGGATGACGAAACAGTCATGGCAATCCGCGAAGCAATCACAGATTTGGACGTGATGCCCTCCATGAGAGCCATGATGAGTTCGGGCAAAGCCTTTGATCGTGACAACACGGCTGGTTATAACTGTTCGTACTTACCTGTCGATGATATTCGCAGCTTTGATGAGGCCATGTTCATTTTACTTTGTGGCACAGGTGTGGGGTTTTCTGTTGAACGTCAGTACGTTAACCAGTTACCAGAAGTACCAATGAACCTTATTTACTTAGACGAGACAATCGTAGTACCTGACTCTAAAGAAGGTTGGGCGTACTCACTACGTACATTAATATCTTCCTTGTATAGCGGTATAATACCTAAGTGGGATGTGTCCTTAGTGCGTCCCGCAGGTGCAAAGCTTAAGACCTTTGGTGGTCGTGCTAGTGGCCCTGCACCTTTGGTTGACTTGTTTCAGTTTGTGGTTAGCAAGTTCAAGGAAGCTTCAGGTGAGAAACTAACTAGCCTACACTGCCATGACATCATGTGTAAAATCGGTGAGGTTGTAGTTGTTGGCGGTGTCCGCAGATCAGCCATGATTAGCCTATCGAATCTCAGTGATGACCGTATGCGTCATGCTAAATCTGGTGCGTATTGGGAGGCAAACGGACAGCGTAACTTAGCGAACAACTCAGTAGCCTATACTGACAAGCCAGACTCCACCTCATTCATGCGAGAGTGGTTAAGTCTAGTCGAGTCAGGCACAGGTGAGCGAGGTATCTTCAACCGCCAAGCTGCACAGAACCAAGCAGCCAAAAACGGTAGGCGTGATGCCACCTATGAGTTTGGAACAAATCCGT